CCTCCTATTTTTTTCCGGACTTTAAAAGCTGTATCAATATGTTTTTCAAATTCAAGGTTGAATGCTCTCATAGTTGGCTCATTGCTTAAATCGTATACCTCCTCGATCCTCCGATACCATGCCCGTTGCGTTTTTGTTTTCGGTTTAAGTCGAAATGAGACGCTATAATCTGAATATTTGTTAAACAGATTATATCTTTCAGGTAACTGAAGATTATTCCAATCATAAACATTGGCGATGTGCTTGGTATCATACATCATGTGATAGACCCAATTTCGAACATGCTCATTTTCGAAGTTATCTACGAGGTGACTAATTAGTAGTACTTCATGGTCATATGGCGTTACAACACTGTGTTCTGGGTTAACTATTCTTTCCAATGTTTCGATTAAGGGACGGATTGGCCGAAGGTCTCTTGACCAATAGAAAGAGAGGAACTTAGGCCGTCGGGTGAAGGAATAGTTCCAGCGATGCGTCGTTCCTTTACTATGGTCGTAGCTTGTAAAGGGTTCATCGCTAAATTCATATTTTATCGGTCTAAGGAAGCGAGTTCCTTTCTTAAGATAATCACCGGGTTTATAGATTGGCCTATTAAATCCTACCTCTACACTACGCCCGATCGTAACGTATGAATCCTCCTGCGACGCATTTAGTCCAAACATTTTTTTTGCTCTCTTAATAAATGACTGTTTAAATTTTTTTCTCAACCTTTCACTTGCCGTCGTCACTCCAATTAAATGATCATCTCCATACACCCAAATAGATGCCCCACGCACCTTCATGTCACGTAGAATTTCTTCAATAACCACATAATTAATCACTGAATCTAATAAACTCGTCCAGAGCGATCCAGATGGCACCCCACTATGAACATTTCTCTTATATCTCCTATTTATTATATATACTTTATTTATTATATTCTGTTCAAAATAACGTTTATAATTCTCCCAATATCTCCCCGTCTCGGTGTCGGTTAGGTCAACCGCACACTCAATTACACGCAGTGCTCTTCGCATTAGATACGCTGGTACACTCTGATCAAACTTTGACCAGTCTCCAACATATATCAAATCCATGCTCTTGAGCTTCTTTCCAAGCGAGATCCAATCATGACCATATTTGTTAATACCAATCGAAATTGGCGAGTGAAAGGTCTTAAAATTGATCTCGCAAGCCTGCATCAATGGATCCCAGAGAGGCATCCCTAACAGTTGCTCCATTCCTGAAGCAACTGAAATTGCTCTGCCACACGGTTGATATTCTCGTGCTTTCACAGCGAACTTCTCAACCGTACCGAGCTTGGGACGTGACCCCACGGACCATATTTCAGGATAGGTCAGCGTGCTGTTCTCCGTTGAAACCCAATCATCATAAATCTCCTCAAAAATATCTTTAAAAATTCCCATTGATGTTATTTTTTTTTTAACTCCTTTTTTTCTCATATAATATCCTGGCGATGCGTCATAATTAACTTTAATATTATTATAAACTTCTTCTTTACTCAACAGCGTCATTTTCCTATCCCCGAATAACGTCACCGCTATCTCACTTTCATCCGACTTAAACCGAAAATCAGAACTACTATTCTTGTCATAACTCCCAATATAATTAACCAAATCCTGTCCACTACCACCTGCTCTCACTTTTTTACATGTTTCTTTTAAAATTTTAAATCCTCCCCCACCTATAGCCAATAAATTTTGTAATGCGTATCTATTTCTCTTATAACTTCTCTTCATGTTTATTGGATATTTGTTACTGAGATCGAGGAACTCCTCCCCTTCCGCCGTCTGGAGGACGATTCGAGTTGCGTTGTGGAATTGATGAAATTCCTCCTTGTAAGACCCGTCCTCTCTCCCGATTAGTGGGACTTTGCCGTTGCGTGAAATTATTTGCCTCAATATCACGTGTAGTTCCCTCCTCAAAGGCCCCAACTGCATCTTCTTCTCCCTCCGTTTCCTTATATCTCTCAATAGATGCTTGAGGTAAGTCAATAATGGAGGAGGCAAGAAATGTCAGCTCTCCCTGTTTAAGGGCATCTTCAAGACTCTTTTCGGCTATACGGTTGTCTTCATCTGTTAAATTTCTCTTAACAGCACGCAATATTTCGGTAACATCCGACCGCTTCACAAACTCCTTTCTCAAATTCTCCCCTTCTGTCTGCGTCTTCTCTCTTATATAATCAAACAAACCACCAAACTTATCCTGATCCTCCCGGCTCAATCCTTGGTATTGAGCTATCCAGGCATCCTCATTTTCCCTCCGTGCCTTCTGGTTTAAAGTTGAATATTCAACCAGGGCACCCCATCTCTTATTAAACTTCTCTCTCAAAAACACCTTCTTCTTTTTTAATAAATCAATTTCCGCCTGAAGATCCCTCTCTACACTGACCAACTTCTTATTCTCCGTAGCCATCGCATTCAACCCCACTGACAAGTTTGTTGCATCATCCCTTGTCATCCCCATTTTGTTATAGAACTCCTCATCTCTCTT